TTGTCCAAAAAACTTAAGAGCGTAAGTGAATCAGTAACAGATGAAATTTAATCCAGACTGGGAATATATTGTAGCAGTAATGTTTGCGTTCACTATCATGTACCTTATATACCTTGTTATGCCCTAACCTTTCTACGTCTTCTCCGCTGCGTCAGTAAACTTTTCTTAGCTTGTTTAGGTTTAATTCTTTCAGGAAGATTAATTGAATTAGTTTCATTCTCCCACTTCTGAGCTATCTCAGGTAGGTTCTTGTACATGTACGCTCGCTGTGCTTTACTTCTGAAAGGCATAATTATTTATTTGTTTTTCTTTTTCTTGTTTCAGCTTTTCTTTTTTTATCTCTATAATAAAAACTCTTTGGACCATATGTTTTATTCCATTTTACTGGGTTTTCAATCCTTAATCTTTTTTGATTTTTAACTGATAAATATTTAGTAGACTTAGATGCATTTCTTTTAATAGTCCTCATATTATATCGAGCTATACTACCTGCTTCAGCTGGTAATGCACCTAAAGTATAAAATGTTAGTAGTAATGTACTGTATTGAGCAGCTTTCTTTTCGTCTTTTGATAGCTTGTGTGTTTTGCTTCCGCCAAAAGCATTTTCTTTTTTATACTCTCCTGAGGCCATTACATTAGCAAAATCATATAATTCATATACCTTATCTGCAGATATACTAATCAATCCTAAATCCTCAATTAGTTTTTTATTACTTTCAAAAAACTGAAATGGATCTTCACCATCGTCTATCATTTTTATAACCCCATTTATCGCCCTGATTACTAAATCATCGGCAGGAGGAGCTGGATTAATTACATCTAAAAGTACATTTTGCATCCTTCCCTTTATTCTGTTATCAAAATCTTTTGCTGCTTGCTCTTCATCATCTTCTCCCATAAGATAGTTTGAAGCCGCAGCCGTAAGTTGAGTAAGTAATAATCCTAAACCATTAAATGCAGCTGTTTCAACCACGAGACCCCCTATTGATCTTAAGGCAGCAGTCTTGTCTTCTTTAGTTGCAGTTTTGCTAACTAAGGTTCTTCCATCAGAATACATTCTTGCTTTTTGATTTAATAAAAAATTAGAAAAGGGCAATAAAACTTGTCTTGTAAGCGTAGCATAAGGATTATTAGAGCTAAATAGTTGTCCTTGTAAATCCCGATCTGATATATTTTGTTGTCTATCAACTTGTTGTTGAGCATAGTCCCCTGCCTTTTTATTTACTTTATGATTTTCCCAATCAAAACCTGGGTCTGTGACATCTATGCCTTGCTTTTTCATTTCCCTTACATAATAAGCCATCCAAGATGCATTAGCTGCTATTTTATCTGGAGCTACTAATAGCTTATCAATCCACCAATTTTGTGTATTTTGGAATAAGCGTCTAATTTTCTCTGGTTTACTATTAGCAGCCTCGTCTACTTTTCTACTTAGACTTTCTAAATTAGCTGACGCTGAGATTCCTCTATTAGCTATATCGTAACCACTGTCTTTAAGCCAATTTATAACTGAAGGCTTCGTAAATAATCTAATTCCTCCTATAGTATTTACACCTCCTGCATTAACCATTGTATTAAACAGAGGGGTGAGCTGTTTTGGAAATTGTCCAATACTTCCTAAAGTTCTAGAAACCCCTAAAGATGTTAGTGTATTTAAATATTTTAAAACTTTTTTTGCTGATTGAGGAGTATAGTCTAAGCCTCTTTTTTTAGCTATATAATCTTTCATTCGATTATAAACTATATCTCTATCAGCTTTTTTGGGTATTAATTTATCAAAATCTCCCGACTCTGTAAAACCTTTCACTTGTTGTATGGCAGCGGCTGTATTAATATCAGTCAAAGCTTTTCTTAAACTACTTATATTTGAAGTATCAAAACTAAGATTGACATATCTTGTGTCGTCCAAAGATTTAGGTCGTTTAGATTTTTTCAACACTCCAGTTTCTTTATTATAGATTCTTCTTCCTGATGTATCAAACATAGGTTCGTCTATTCTTTGTTGAGAAGTATCTGGCTCTAGCAAACTAAAAACATCGGGGGTATAGTTAATGTCTTGGTCTAATTTTTTATTATATATATTTAAATTAGTATCGCTTAAATCTTTGTAATGTTTTTTCCATTCATCGGTCATCCATTCAACCGCTTCAAAATTTGTTTTGGCTACTTTAGATTCTACGTCTGTAATATCATTAGAGTCTTTTAATATTTTATCGAACACTTCTTGGTAAAACTCTGCCTTCTCATTATCTGTCTTATTTTTAGTTGATTTTAATTTCTGTATAGACTCTAAAATAAGACCTTTTTTTCTGTCAAATTCTTGCTGTTGTTCTGCCTCTGTTCCTATTAATGTTCTTCTCATAAAAGCAAACATACCTCGTTCAGTCATGTTTAATGAAGTATTAAAAGCTTCCCCGTTAGGTTTTGAATTTTCAAATTTCTTTACAAAGTTTTCTTCTATCTTATTAGTTTGTGTTTCAGCTTTAGCGCTGCCATTAATAACATCTTGAAAGCCTGATAAAGCTAGAAACTTTGCAGCTCGTGACTGTCCTTTAAAAATCATTTCAAGCATCAAAGGAACTGAAGAAATTTTTTGTGAGAAAAAATTACCTGCATCATATAAAGAAATACCTTTAAGACCATCTTTTATTGCTTTGACTAAATTAGTTTTACCTACGTAAAGGTTTACAACTTTACCCATTCCTCCCGTCGATGAGTTAGTGGCAAAATTGATTAGAGAGTCTAGGGCTTGTAGCGCCTCTTGATCGGTCAGAACATTTAAATCCATGTTCATAAATGCACGCACTAGTTGTTTATCTTTGTCAGAAATTTCAATTTTTTCTCCCGTAAAAGGATCTTTTTGATTTTTTAATTGTGAGTCAACAACAGCAGTGTAAATACTAAACGCATTTTTAAGTGCATCAAATATTACTTTACTTTTCTTCTCAGAAGGAGCTGCCTCCTTTTTTTTATTTTCATCCTTGGTATCTAAAGCCTCTATAATTTCACGAACCTCGCTCAATGATAAATCCCCTGGAGGAACACCTGTTAAAGATTCAAACGCATCTGCTTGTATTTGAGCTTCTCGTTTCTCTTGAGCCACATTCTCTTTTACTGAATACTCTTCGGTAGATTTAATGTCCACAGCTGGCGCTACATTTATTCCCGTTTTAGTTCTCCTTGTAGGATTTAGACCTTTTAATAATTTAGTTGCCTCTTGCTGGTACTTAGCTAAATCATCTACCATTAATGGATCTATTTTTAAGAATTCTTTAGCCGCTGCTGATACATTAGGATCTAATTTATCGACACCAGCTGCCCTTGTAATCTTAGATTTAGTCTCGTTAGCCACTTCTAATTCTTTTGTTTTGTTAGCTTTATCAAAAGTCTTAGTAATTTTCTGAATAGCACGCTCAACAGTTACAGGGTTATTAAAATTAAGATTTTCTATTTCTTTCATTAAAGCCTTAGCCGTACGAGTAGCAACCTTCCCTTTAGTTTTGATATTGCTAATTATATTTAGAAAAGCTTTTCTTCTTTTTTGTTTTGGTGTTTTTGGATCTCTAACAGAAACAAACATTTGTTTGTTTTCATTAACCGTAAGAGGCTTTCCTTCCTCTATAATAACTTCTGTACTCTCTGAAACTTCAAGATCATCTTGTTGATCTAATTCATTAGAAACTTCTTCCTCTTTTTTAACAAGATTAGTTTTTTTATCTTCTGTTTCTTCTATTGTTTCACTTTCAACAACCTTATTTTTTCCATTTATTATTAAATTAGATTCTTCAGTAATTTGTTCTGAGGTTGGATTATCTACACCTTTTGCAGCTAAAGAATCTTTTACTTCTTTCTCCGTAGGAGACACTTCTTTCTTAGCCTCCTTGTTATCTCTATCTTTTACTGTTCTAATCTGTTCATCAACATCTGCAATCCTTTGATCTTGTTCCTCCTTTAAAGGACCTTCTAGACCATCTCTTTGCTCAACTAATCTTTTCCTTTGATTTATTAAGTCAGACATTTCTAGCATGTTGTCTGAGTCTACGATAGTCCCTTTGGTTCTGTTCTCAGCAACTTGCATCGCATACACTTCATCGTACACAGTTTTCCCTTCAACAGGGGTTAAGTGACTCTGTGCTACTAATATTTTTACTGAGTTATCTAAATCGTTTACATTGCGAGCTACATACCTTAAAGCATCTGATCTTTTATTTCCCGAGAGTAAATTTTTTGAACCCAAAGTGGTTGTTGCACCTAAAGTCATAATAACAGTTTCCATTATTTCACTTACCTTAACCTTACTGCTCCTTACCGATAGTCCTGTAATTTTATTCACTACTTCGTTGATAGCTTTCTCTGAGAACAATACGGGTAACTCTTCAATGGTAAGTTCACTAAAGTTTTCTACAGCTAAGTCTATGGTTTTTGTTTTTAATTTATCAGCAGTAAATTTCTTTCCATCTTTTTTTACTAAATCAATAATAGATTTTTTTATCCCTTGTAAGCTGCTTAATACTTTTGTATTAGAACCAGCCAATCCAGAGAAAAATCCATCTAATGTAGCTATAGTATTACCAGCTATTGCAGCTTTGGTTAAAGCCTCGTCTTCTGTTAGTCCTGCTTTAATTAAATCTGATCTCATATCCTCTACAGACTGTGCAGAGGTACTAGCGTATGATGCTAATCCCATTCCTGTTCCACCTGATACACCTAAAGCTTTTGATAGTCTTTGCCCTCCTTTTATAAGTGCAAAAAGATTTGCCATTGTTTGTATGCCTCCTTGAACTATGCTTCCTCCACTATAATTTGTTTCTGAAAACTTTACATTTTTTGCTCGCTTTTTTATTTCTTCAAACTTATCCTCGGATATAATACCTACCATGCTAACATTAGTAATGGCATCTAACACATCACCTTCATCTGTAACAACATATTCTTTTCCCGAAACAGTAACATTCTTGCCTTCTGTTACGCCTGATCTTTTAACAGGACCTATCTCTATATCTAATGCCTCGCTAGTATCTAATAGGGCTTCAGTAACTCCTGCGAGAACACCTTTTTTGTCTGCTCCTACTCCCGTCAATACTTGATCTACTAAAGAGAATATTGCTGCTCCAGAACCTAAAGCAAAATTAGTTATTGTAGAAGGTATTGTTTTAGCTGTTTCTCCGAGTTCTGTAAATAGCTTGATATTAATTGGAACAGGCACTGTACTTCCTGGCAAATTAAATGTAACATCAGTCTGACCAGCTGCATAAATATTTTTTCTTCTTTGTAAGTCCAAATCATAAGTAAGCTCTTTGTATTTTGGAAACATAGAGCCCATCTTATTTAAAGTATTTGATTCTTCTATAAGCTTTGCTTCTAATTGTTTTTTTACGTTAAGAAGCTGAAGTTGGTCCTTAGGATCTTGAGCTAATTGTAGTCTTGAGTCTATCGTTGCAATGTCTTCTTTTAGACCATTCATTACTTCCATCTTATATGAAAGTATTTTCTCAGTATCTTTTTTTTCTTTATTAAACACCTCGCCCTCATCAGTTGCAAAAGCTTCTTTTATAAATTTAAAAGATGCAGACTCTTCACGTTGAGTATTTTGTTCCCATTTTGAATAATCTTCAACGTCAATTTTTAGTTCGTCAAGTATATTTTTGTTTATTAAAGTAGTCTTAACCTCTTTATCTTCTTCTAGCTCTCTTTCTATAGGCTTTAGTTTAGGAGAGGATAAGTCTGTCTTTATTGTTTTAGATGCATTATTAGTTAAGTAGGTATCGTATTCTAATGCAATGTCCTTGGCTTCAGTTCCTAACGTTTCTTTATTGCCAAATTTTCGTTCTCTAAGTATAGCATCAACGTCAACTCCTTTATCTTCAAGAAATAACCTTTGCGCTGCAGTTTCTTCTGGAGTTACTTCTACTTCCTTCTCTTCAACAACTTCTGGGATTTCATTAACAACATTGATTTGTTGAGGCTCTTCTGATTCAGCAGGAAAAACTAAATCTTTTTGTAATACTTCTAAATTATTTGGGTCACCTTGAGCAACAGTCTCTTCAACTTGTACTTGCTCCGAAGAACCATCTTCCGATATGGAATCCATATCGCTTTTTTTTTTAAATATACCATCGGCTAAAAGTTTGTCGAATCTCTCACCGTATTTTTCTCTTAAAATAATTTCAGAAAATTCGCCTCCATTAGGTGTGATGTATATTATTTCTTCCATTACTTAGTCTTTTTAGAATACTTAGATTTGTCAAATTTTTGTCCATTTACAATAGAATTAAATAATGCCTTTATAGCGTTAGAATAGTTATTTTTACTGAGACTTCCTTTTACACTCGAAATCAATAGATCACCCTCAAATACACTAGGAGCAGTAATGGTTAATCCATTCTTACCAGCTTCAGTATTTAAGATTAAATTAGGATTATTATTTTGTAATAAACTAAATACTTTATCAGCACCATCCAACATTTTTTTTGCTCTTTTTAAATCACCCTCCCTTGAAAAAACAAAATCCATATCTACATTTTCTATAACTTCTTTTGGCGTTATTGTTTCGTCTTCATTTTCTCCTAATATAGTATCTGTATTATAATTCAGATTAATCTTAGTTTCTGATTTTGTTTTACCAGAAGCAGAATCACCTTGATATTTGGGGTTTGGGATTGTTTTATTTTCATCTCCAACAGGCACACCATTCTCATCTTCCTCATAATTAGGATTAACTATAGTTTGAGAAGTAAAACCTCCTTCTCTATTAAAGTTATTTAGTAACTCTTCATAAGAGCCTTTTACATTTGGAAAGAACAGTTCAACCATTACCTCTCCTGCTTTATTCGGATCAGAAATATCATAAGGAACAGACTCCTCATTACCGCTATTACTTACTCTAGTTACTGTTAAGGTTTTTCCGTCTTCTGATCTTTGAGCATCTTTTATATTTGGAATACCTGGTGATTTTCCATATATAACATTTGCTCCTTGTATCATTGCATCAATAGAAGCTTGAGCTGTAGTAGTATCTCCAGAAATAACATTATCAATACTTCTTAAATATCCTACTTCTTTTTCAAGTCCTTCCTTTCCCTTTTTCTGTTTTTCAGCAAGATTAGCTCTTTGAATTCGTATTCGTTCCGCTTGATCTTCAGTCTGTACTCTACTGTCAACAGTTATTTTTCTTGTATTGTCTAGTTTGTTTTTAATAAGACCTCTCATGCCCTCCAAAACTAAACCTTCTTGTTCAGTTGTAAGTTCGGGAACCATAACTCCTTGACTGTTTGGAACCATTAAAATATTAGGTCCTCCTTTATCTTTTTCATCATATACTAAAGTATAAGCTTTACCTCCGTCTGTCTTTAAGGTGTCTATAAGAAAACTCATTTTACCGTTAGGGTCTCCAGCAAAAGATGCATTAATCGAATCGTCTAACGCTTTACTTCCCCCATCTTTTTTTAAGGCTTCATAGGCATCTTGTTCTGTAATAAAATATCCTCTTTCAGCTTCTTCGCCAATAAGAGTTTGAATTCTTTTACCTAAACCATCAGCAATACCAGTGGTATTAGCGTCTGAATCGTATTTATTTATTGTTTGATATATAATATTTTTAGCAGTGTTTAGTCCAACTAAATCAAAACTGCTATCACCTATTCTTACTTGTTTTCCTTTACCACTGCTAGTTAAAGCTAAACTAACTTCTCCAGTCAAAGGATTTACATAATACTTAGAGTCTTTAGGATTTCCAAATTGCTCCATCTTAGCTAATAACTGAGCTTGTGCTGCACTAGCTTTACCCGATCTTATGTCGTCCATATGCTTGCCGTACTGTTCTTGATACTGACCTGACAAATTAAATGCCATATCCGTTCCAGTTCGCAAATTGTTGGTTCTAAAGTTATAGTCTTGTTCTGTAATGGCTCCCGACTTTAGTAATCTTAAGCTAGCAAGTTGCGCCTTCTGAGCTTGCTCAGAGTAATCAGCAATACGTCTACTCTCATTAACATACTCGCTCTGAGGCTTGTCCATTAATTTTATTAGGTCATCATTAGATGCTTTATCTATAACAGCTTTACGCTTAACCCTAGAGTCAGCTTCTGCTGTAAGAGAATCCGTTATACCTTTTGATATAGATCCCCAGTTAACTTCATTCTCAACTTTCTTTTCTGCGTACTTATAATATGATGCCATAGTTTTTTATTTAAGCAACTCCTGTTTCTGTATAATCACCACCACCTACACTAAAAGCAGATATATCATTTGTTCCAAAAATATCAATTGCAGGTTTTATCTGATTTAATACTGCCTCTTCGCTTAAACTATTAGGGTTACCAGTAATGGGATCATCTTTACCCTTACCATAAAGCTCACTGCTTTTATAAAGACCCATGCCCGCTTGACCTAACTGTGTAACTCCTTGAGTAATAGCTGCATTCTTTGCCGCCGCCGCATCACGAGCCGCTAACTGAGCGCCTTGAGCTTCTGCCAGATCAAAATTTACTCTTGCTTTTTGAAGTCTTGATTCTTCGTCTGCAACTATTTTCTCAATATTTTCCATACTTGAAATCTGCCTGTCGGTAATATTTTGTTCGGCTCTCTGAACTCCTTGTAGAACTTTACCTGCCATAACACCTGCGCCTCTTTCTCCTTCTTGCCCAGCTGTAATTAAGTTTGAAGCAACTCCAGCTAAAGAATCTCTTTCTCTCTGAAAAGCTTTAATATTAAGATCTAGACCTTCGTAAACATTTTTTTCTAATTTTTTACTTGCCGCTGCAGCTGATTTTTCTGCCGCTGCATTTGCTTCGTCTATTGCTGTTTGCTGTTTAGATGCATCTTTAAAAGACTTAAGAGCTCCTCCCACTGCTAATCCTGTTGATATAATTGTTGATGTTGCTAATGCCATATTATAATTTTTTTATCATTTCTTGTGAGTAATTATCTGCTGCCGTATACCCAAGATCCTCATATGTTTTAATTAGACTTTTGCTTTTTAGCAGTGCATAACAATATTTGTTGCCTGTATCCTTACAGATATTAGTTAATGTTTTAATGAGCAAACTTAAAGCTTGTTGACGCTGTGGTTTCTTACTATAATCTCTACTAGAAATAATCCAATCCACCCAGGCAACTTTTGAATTTGTCATATATACAAAACCTGCACATACAGGTATATCATTATCTAAAACCATTATACCTCCCTTACCATTATCAGGTAGGAAGTCTTGCAGAGGTGGAGTCCATTTCCAGTCCTTCCACCAGCCCACGAGTATTGCGTCGTAGTCTGTTTCTACTAATGGTCTTATGTTAAAACTCATTTCTAAACAAAGATACTAATTTTTAAGGATTGCTTTTTATAACTTGAGACTCTACAGCAAACAGCTCAGTTGCTATCGTTGCATTATTTTGAAGAATAAACCTCAAGTAGTGTCCTAAGAGTCCATGTGACTCAGCCTCTTGATTTTTAATATATAAAATAAAAGAGTCTTGAAGTGTGGGTGCTGCACCACCAGCCACTGTTGCATCTACCGTAATCCTGTTTATATTATTAACTAGGTCAGCCTCTATATCCGTTACCGTTCCCACTAAGGTAGGACCCGTGTAAGGAGGGTTAACAGAATACAGGCTATCTCCTATACTTATTATATTCCCTATATTTATAGTAGTAGCAAAATTTATAATTGGAGTATTAGCAGTTCCTGTTACAGACAAACTCTGTGCTATACCATTCATTGATCGTAAGGCGTACTCTGTAAGCGCTGCTGGATCACCCCCAACACTTCTTATGTAGGCAAACCAGTCGCCTTCTTTTTGAACAAACCATTCTAAACCAATTAAACCTGTGTTAGGTAAGTCTGTCTCTAGTGCAGATGCCCATGCGGCGTTTGATTCTAAATTTATTGTTTTAAATATCTTGTTTACTAAAGGATCTTCGTTAAAAACACTGGTTATTTCAGAATAACTCTGCACACCATAATAATTATTCCTTACAGCATTAGTGTTATGCTGATAAATATTTCCTCCAGAAAAAGAATATAAATAATTATTCATACCGCTCATCATCTCAGGTTCAAATGAATAAAATGAAGGCCAGCCTTTAGATGTCTCGCTATATGTAAGTGTATAATTAGGCATAGTATATATTTTAGTTATACAAATTTACTAAAAATAACTGATGAGTTTATCACCCCATCCATGGTCTTCACTATAACCCCACACAAAATACCTTAAAGGTTTTTTTGCGGTACTTATACTATTAAAATTAATAAATGCATTAGAGCTCTCCTGAAGAGCTTTAATAGTGTCTATACCTATTGTTTCATTGTGAACAACAGCGCCTTTGATATCTTCTAATACTAATATAGCAAAAGCATAATCGTTGTATGGGAAATCATTTTTATTTAACTTTACAGCATGTGTTTTTTTTTCTGTATATATTAAATCGTCCTTGTGCCCCGGAGGAAAATGATTCTGTTTACAATTAACAGTAACGCTCTGATTTCTAAAATTTATACCAGCGTAAAGCTCGTAGTCTTCTAAAGTTCTTTCTTTTCCTAAACCATAAAGTTTAAATGTGTTTTCGTTACATGGCGAACACACTTCACCATCAACACCTAATAGTTGTCTAACTCTAGATTTAGATATTTTATTTTTATTATCCCAGTTTTGGTGATCATCCCAATGTCTTTTTCTTCCCGTTGCTCTATACTCATGCCAAATTAATTGAATGTTAGGAATAAACATATCATACCCGTGAGTATAAGCTCTTACAGATATTGAAATTTCTTCTCCATGAAAATACATTAAAGGATCGTGAGGAACTTCTTTACAAAACTTTCCTAATGTAAATGAAAAGTGTCCTGAATAAAATCTAGAAGGCATTGGCTTTGTAAGATCTATAAGATTATTAGGATGAAACATTGGAACACCATCTATCCATTCATGAATACGCATACCATAAGTGTTTACGTCCATATAATCCGGATATGTATTTGAATTATAAGAAGGAGAGTAAGTAGTAAGCATAGGCTTCTCTATCCCGCTTTTTATCAATTCACTAAGCATATTAATACATTTTTCATCCCAGTCCTTAATAAACCTATGATGAGAATCTAAATGTAAAGTATAATCTTCTCCGTTATAATGTTGTTGTATTTGATTACGAGCCCAACAAACTCCTCCAGATTGATCATGAGGTATTTGTATAACAATAAATCTTGAGTCATCTGCATACTTATCAAGCCTATCCCACTCATCATCTTCTGAGTACTGATGAGCAATACAAATTTTTAAACGTTCTGGATTTTTTGCTTTCTGTAGTAAATTATCAATTGTTGGAATAAGTTCTGAATCACGATAACTCGCAATTTGCACAAAAATAGATTTCATTTAATTTGATTTTATATACAAATATAATAATTTTATTATTGAAAACATTCAGAACTTTGACAACCAGAAGAAGGTAATCCTATAAATAAAGTTTCAGGTCCGTAAGCAGAACCTAGTGTTATTACTGTCCCACATAAGATTATATTACTTGCCATTCCATATTGCGCGATCACCCTGGCAGTAAAAATAATAACAGTACCTACCACTACATTAAATTCATCTTTATCTAGCTGATCTATAGCAACTGTATGCATTTTTAGAGTATCACATTCTTGTACATATAATGTTGGTTGGTTTATTCGAGTAACAAAAAAACTAACTTTCCATGCAACATTACAGTTAGAATAACAATTATTGGGAACATATTCATTATTTTGTTGCCCTATACCTTGCCATCCTTGATTAAATCTAAGCCTTGTGAGTCCTTTTCCTTGCTCTCGCCCTGGAGAAGGCAATGCATTGAAAAAAGAAGATGGACCTCCGGGGGGGTTACCTGGAGATTCAGTTATTGAATCTCCTATTACAGTAAACTCTGGATCAACATAAAAAGCCGCCCCTGGTTCATCTTTTTCTCCTACAGATCCGCCAACCACATCTGAAAAATCATAGCTTGTTAAAGTAATTGTAATATCAGGTTCTGGAGCAACTCCTCCTTCCGAAAAGCATCTTTTTGTTGGATTACTACTTCTAAAAGCGCCGTTGTATAGTCTGGATATTAAAACTTGTCCGGCAGATGGCGGAGCTAGACCAGAACCATCCACTGTTGCAGTATATGTTCCAGAAGGAGCTAAAGATTTATTTGCACAATCTTCTGGGTTTAAATAAATTTCAGTAGCAAGAGCAAAATTAGCATTGTTTGAATACCAAGTATTTCCAGTTGTTGGCGGTAGGCAATCCAAAAATTGATTAGAATAAATTCCGGTTATTTCAAAACAATTTGATGGTGTAGGTTTACACTCTGAACAACCATTATTAAAAATTGATGTTACGGTATTAGTTTCAGTCTGTTGATTTGATCGACCTATAATTTCATAACATGTACTTCCGTTATTAAATTTAATCGCAGCTTTACCTGTTGAGGTCATGGTTTGATCAAGAAGACAATCATAAGATCTAACAATTATTATAGTATAATCATACGGAGGTCCGCAAGCTATAGCTTCATAATGACAATACGATTGCTGAGGTTCAGAGTTTACAACGCATTGTTCTAGTGTTGTAAAAGTACTACCGGCTCCAGATCCTGTTGCACTGTCAGTTTTAAAACATTGTACTAATGTTTGATCAACTAATGAGGTAAAACTAGCATTATTTCCATTTGAACATAATTTACCCGATATTGTTGCTGTACTTCCAGAGCCTGGAACTAGTGAATATAAAGTACATTCAGGAGGTATAGGACAATTATCAGTTATTGTATTTGATGTGCTTCCAGTGGTAATTGTTCCTAAAGTCCAACACTCTGAATCTATGCTAGTTATAACTTTATCTCCAGGAGATCTAGGATTACTAGTGCTCTGTTGAACAAAATTATCAGCTACCCCAGGTCTACTGACAGGAAAAGTGTTTTTTACTACAAGAGGTGGTACACAAGGAGTTGCGCCTTCAGTACATCCCGTATATTCACCAGATGTACTATCATATGATTTTTCATAAGTTATAGAACTTCCTTGTCTTTGGTTTTGCAGACTATAACAAATATCCGAGCCTATAGTTTTTACCGAAACTGACCCTAGATTTGCAAAATTTTGTGTGGCACTAGCTCTCATTATAAAAGAGCTCAAAGGATTGTCGCATTCAGATATTGTCCAATATGTATATACAATTTCTGGAGTGGGACAACCAGTTTCAGTTCCTATTCTTTGTAAATTATTATTTACCTCATTTTGAGGAGGATTAAAAACAGAACTCTCTCCAGTGTAAACATAATAAATATTTGTGTTCGTATCAAAATATTGAGAATCAGAAGAAGGATCAATATAAGTATATGCTCTAGATCTATTTGTTCCGTCAGGACATGAGTATACCGCATAGTAAGAAGTGGCTTGCGGCGAAGGAATAATACATGTTGTGACAATATTATTAGTAGTTGTAACTGTGCTTGGTGATATTATATTCCAACAATTATTATTTATACTTGTTGTTACTAATGTGTTTTCAACATAACGATTATCAAAAATAACCCTATCATTAACTTGAGTTATGGTATCCACCACGTTATAAGAAATAATAGGCAAAGGTTTATCGCTTGGAGTAGGAGGTGTACATGAGTCGCAAGCCTGAGCATCTAAAAGTCTTCCGCCAACACCATTAACACAATCAACTTGCTTTCTTGAATTTACACCACCCATTTGATAAAACCCATTATCAGCGCACGTAGTAAGTGCTTCATCAGTATAAACTGCTGTTGCAGTTGAAAAATCTAAAGTGTCAATATAATACTCATTAGCTGTAGCCATAATGTAAAGTTACTTATATTTTAAAAATTTTGATATGCCAATACTCTTCCATTGTTATCTATCTGAATCCATCCTTGCGGAAAACCTTGTTCTGCAAACGGCGGTGCAGGAGCAGGAGGGGGTTGTCGAAAAGCGAAAAACTTATTATTTCCATTAAAAGGCGTATTTAATGCCCTATTAACATAAAATAAAGTATTAACATCAAATAAATCAGCTATTATTCTTATGCTAGTAAACACTGGAATGACACAACGTGCACTGTTAGGAGTAGGAGCTGTAGATGATCCTTGATTTTCATTTAAATCAAACATCCAAACCGGAGTATTGTCTAAAAGAGATGGACAGTAAGTTGTGTCTTGACATCCTATAGATATTCCTAATATTTCTCCATTGGCTCCATTTCCAATATTTCTTTCTGTTATTGTTGCGCATTTTCTTGTACTAATATTAGAACCGCTTAAATTTATTTCATCATAATAAACCACGTTTCCTATATTATAAAGTCCTAAGATTTTATTTGCAGACAAAAATACTGTAGCTATATCTGATGATTCATTACAATTATTTGCTTTATAGTAATATTCTGAGCATACCGCTCCTCCAACTATTGTTCCGCTAGTTCCTAATGTTCTTATAGGTATACTTTGACTGCAAACTACACTATTTTTTCCTGCTTGAACTGTTTCGGTATTTTCAGTTACACCATCGCAAGACAACCAATTAAAAGTATTAGAAGAACCTCCGCATGCTGCTCCTGCTTGAGGAGTTCCGTTTCCATTATCAAAAACTGGAACTGTAGAGGAACATACTTCAGGCTCTTGTGACGGGAGTAAATCTGGAAATAAATTTCTTACAACTCCAGGTGTTCCTTGAATACATTTAGTATAGTCTACATTAGTACTCGCACCTCCACTATCGTCATTTCTTAAAGAATAAGTAATACACTCTGAAGGCGAAGTCAATGTGTGTGTTTTACATAATATCTTACCAGGTATAACAGTGGTCGTGTCAGGGTTTATATCAACATTACAGCCAACACAACACGCGTTATTTGCGCTTACATTAGAAAAACACAATTGTATCCGAGTAGAATTTCTATAATCCCATATTAAATAAAGATAATCATTAGCGCCTCCTGTTGGCATTACGAAATCTGCCGAATATATTGCAGGAGCTTGAGTTATACTCATTGGTCTAGCTATAGTAGAAGCGGCTAGGAGAGCATTAAGTTCCGTTGTTGATTTTCCATAAAAAGTAGATGTTCTTAAATATCTAAAATTATTTGTATTAGGCTGAAAATCGTAATTATCTTCTCCAGGAATTTTATGACTAATAATAGAAACTGTTGATCCATTCCCAGGAATGAGGTTTGCTCCTTGTGGAGCTTCTAATTCAATAAATTGAGATTGTAATGGATTTTGAAGTCCTGACTTAAACCTAACTTGATTACCTTGAGGTGCAGATCTAAAAGGTAAATCGTCCCATCTATATTGATTATGAATTAATTTATCTCTATCAGAGTTACTTGTAATGGTAACATTAAATATAGTTATATTATCTGCTACTGGACACCCTACTGTGATTTCTAAAGTGTCTGACGTAATACTATTTGAAGAAACAATTACAGTTAAATTATCTGCATATACAGAATTTTTATCTACTATTAAAATTCCATTTACATTTGTTGTTACTGTAGTTTTAATTCCATTATAAAACGCAGAAATAGTATATGTGTTATTATTAGTAGAATCTTCAATAACAATGTCATTTCCTAATGGATCATTTGATCCAGTTTCTGTGATCATCTTGACTAGACCTCCACCCACATTAGGAGTGTTGTCTTGAGTTATAATATTGTCGTTTCCTCCAGAAGGAATAACATACTCTATTTCTACAGTTCCCACTTCTTGAGTAACATCTACACAATAAGAAAATACTTTTCCTTGTTCTATACTTACGTTTCTTGTACTTCCGCAAACATCACAATTCCCAGCAAATGGAAGTTTAATGCTATTAGCAGATAAAACATATTCATTCATGTAAGGATCAAAACCGCCTAATTTTTGTGAATCAAAATTATCATGGAACAAATCTCTAAACCATCCGCGCATTCCTGTTTCAGATATAACAGCAAGAGATTCATTGTTGTAAGCACCACCCTTTAATTGAATAACAACTCCTCGCTGCTCATCTGTAAAAAATTTATCTGCTCCAAAAACTGCAAAGCTTTCAGGGTTTCTGCTTATACCAAACTCTTCTAGTCTAGCTATTTGCTGACCCAGTACAGTAGGCACAGATGTTAATGCTCCTGTTCCTCCTGCATCTGATAGTAAATCTTTTCCCGCTAGTACATAAGAAATCTTATCTTCTTGAAGCGTGAGTATGTCTGTTTGTCTAGCGTATAACTTTTGTATTGATCCAAAAGAATCTTCAAGTGGTTTAAAGTTTAAAAGTCCTAAGTTAAACTCATTCAATCTATTTACATTAGATTCATCATTAAATATGCCACTGTAAGTAAGGTCTGCAAATCTATGTGATTCTTTATATTCTTGCTCTGAAGTTGTTGTTACTCTATTACCTAAAGCAAATGCTTCCCCTTTTATTGAATCTCTTATAGTATAGCTTTCTACTCCATTTGAAAAAGAAAAGCAATCAAAAAAACTTGTTTTAACTATCGCCGAAGTGTTGGTACTAATATTTTGCCATCCTAATGAACCCTCATGCTCCCCAATGTCATTAACTTCAAATGACTCTTCATTTTCATACCAAACATCAGACAAAGCATCTGATGGAATAGTTTCAAAAACCACTAAACCACCTTCATTAGCTCTTTGAACAGTAATATTAATAGACACTACAGAGCTGCTGCTTGTAAAAGCGTTTTGACTTTGAAAACCTGTTGCTAAAAACCACAAAGAATTATCTCCATTATTTGCGGGATCACTTCTGTAAAATTGATAAGTAAGTACCTTATCAGAAAGAGGAATTATAGAATTACTAGCATTACCTTTTGTGATTCTAGACAAAGGAACTACTCCACTAGTACCACCAACAAGTAATTCAGTTGAAAGATATGTATTAGTAGGTGCTGAACCTGTTTGATCAGACGTACTGTCTCGTGTGATTAATTCACCAATGTTATCACCATCAAACCAAGATTTAAAATTAGAGTAATTTGTCGATGCAATTAACGGTGGAGACTCATACAAATTGTTTCTTTCCTGTGAGGAAATAAGGCCTTTAGCCCCCAGCATAGTTTGATTTATGGATATGGTTATAACGCTTCCTTGAGGAATAGAGTAGTCTAAATATGCTGCATTAGCAGCGGCAGTTGTGTCAGGGTTTTCAATATTAACTCTAAATTGACCTATAGCAAAACCTTCGGGATGTTTATTGCCCGGATAAGAAATTGTATTTGATGGATAGGATATTGAATCTCCTCCTAATCCATCGTTCTTATTAATGTTAATTCCGTTAGGTATTATTTCCATATAAGGTCCAGCTGGCACATTAATATAATATCCTACGGGTATTGGATTTGACAAAGGTGGACCAAGAGGATTTATTATTTCTAAAAAATCTTTAGTTTGAACTTTTTTATCAATAACAACTACTTCAACACATTGAGTAAGTGGACCAGATGTGTCTCTTTTAACGATAAGCCTTTGACCAGATTCAATTTTTGCTGCATTTTCTCCTTCTAATAAAAAGAAATAACTATTAGATCTTGGATCTTTAAAATATTGTTCTGAATATATAGTTTCATAAGTTGACTTAGTTGGTTTTATAACAAACTTATAACGATTAGCCCAGTAAGGAGCTCTTTGAACAGCGGGTATAGTAACCTCTATTTTATTTTGATTAACAGAAGCAGAACATGGAATTTGAATTGTGTTTGTAGGACTAACTAAAGCAGTGGATGATCTTAAAAATTCATCCATATAAACTATTCCTATTTCATAGCCCCTGTTACTGTGCAAGCTTGATGGATTGCCATTGCTAGTATACACTGATTCTACTGATATTACTTTATAATACTCATAATATCCAGAAACAGGTGCGGTAGGATCAGCAACAAACCTCATTGCGGGCATTTGAAGCTTTAATTTATTTACTCCTGGATCATTATCAATAATTTTTATGGGCTGATTAGCAGCTGTTATTCCGCTTTGAAACTTTGTTACCGTGCCCGTTGATGGTAAATCAAGAGTTGTTGAAATTAAACAATTTATATTATCAGTTAAAGTAAATCCATCACAGGATGTTTCTCCAGAAGCAGCGTAAACAGGTTTTATATTTGCTACTGTTCCTATTGCTTGTTTAAAATCATTAGAAAAAACCATGTCATAAACAGAATTGTAATTTCCTGGTAAATCAAAAACAAAATTAATATTTATGTTATTTGTAATAGTAGTAGGTTCTCCTGCAGTTGGATCAAAACTATAATGCTCAAATGTAAAATTAATATTTATAGAAGATCCTGCTATTAATTCTGTAAGGGGATCTATTAAGCTAAAATCAATAACTGCTACTGAGTTAGGAATTGTTTGAGTACTTCCAAAAGTATAATTTCCAGATTCAGTTGTAGAAGTTAAAGCGGTTTGTTTTATTTCCCCTTGAATTAACCCTGTAACATAATTAAGTTGAATAGGCACGTTAAAAACATCTTTTAAATCATAACCCTCAATATAGTTACCATAAACCAACCTATTGCTCATAACTGTTTGAGCTTGAGCAAGTAATGGAACATTATCGTAAAGCCTTAATAGTTCTGTAGGTGGAAGAATTGTAAATATTTTACTGCTATTAAAAGAAAAAGAATATTTAGTGTTATCTGCATATCCTTGAATAGACTTATTAAAAGTATCTATTATTTTTATAGTACTATCAGTACTTTCTTTATAAAGAAGTTGTATGCCAGTTACTAAGGAACTTCCGGAATCAAACTGAATACCTATCGAAGTAATCGTGTTTAGCATTCCTTGATTTAAATTATCAGTAAAATTATAATTAAAAAACCCTGGGGCAAAAGCAGGACGACTCCATTGAGATGTTGCTGAAAACTCACCATCAGAATATCTATATCTATAAGCAAAACAAATAAATCTTGTTTCTAAAAAATCATCTTGTAAAGAATTAGATTGAGACAATAAATTAAGTACAGGAGATTCTACAGGTGGTTTTTTTATTACCATCAATTGCTCTGCTGTAATAACATCATTATTAAAAACAGGATTTGAATAATTTGTTGTAACGTTTATAACTCTAGGTGGATTTACATTATCTGTAAAAAACAATAAATTATCCACTAGGTCAATCCCATTTATTAAAAATTTAGGATTAAAATTTAAAGTTGTATTAGAAGAAAATCCATCATTAATACTTACAACGTGATAAATTAAATTTTGTGTAGTTGGATTAAAAGAAACAATAAGATCTATTTTACCAGTAGGTCCTACAGTAAACTCTGGATCATGAACAAACCAATAAATACGATTATTTTTACCATCTTCAAACGAACCAATGCATCTTGCTTGAGCACTTAATAAAGTAGATCCCTCAGTAGATCCTGTTTCTTCATATTGAAGAGAAGTAAGTTTTGTATTACCTTTTGAGTTTTCTACAGAACCAATTTCAGACCCTTCAGTTGATCCTAGCCTTACATTTAATGCATCCTCATATTCACCATTCGGTATAAGCCTTTCGTCAAGAGACTTATTCATTCTCCCTGCGATAAAATTTCTTTGAATATTTGCCATTCTATTTAAGCCACTTGTTTTGTCCTCTCATGCTCATTAAAAGTCTTCCAGGATGAATATCACTTATTCTAATCTTTGCATTTTTTAATAAAGAACTTTTATCTTTTCTTGCTCTATTTATTATGTACTCTTGTACTCCAAATTTATTGTTTAATATTTCATATTTTACATATGCGTAAAGATATTCTTCAAACATTTTATTTACACTCACCAAAGAATCATTTCCATTTTCCATGCCGTCTGAAATATATTCTAAAACACACTGCTCATTAGCCATTGTAGAATCAAAATTTATTACTCCAGCTTTTTTGTCAATTCTAAAAGTAGGATTAGCATTAGCGGTTTCAGTATTTAAACCAAATCTAGCTCCAATGTTATAATCTCTCCAACCTTCAGGATTATCTGCATTTATAGGCTCACTACTACTAGCGTTATTTTTATTTAAATAAATACTATTTTGAGCTCCAGAAATTCTTTCACTGTCTAAGCTTGATGTAGTAGTAACTAAACTTCCGTTGACATTAAAACTTAAAGATCCTGTGGCGCTTTGTAAATATGAAGTCGCAGAATTAACTTGTATATTTTCAGTAAGAGGTCTTAAATATCCATTTTTATAAAGAGATATTCTAACCCAGTTGACGTAGTCAGAGGGTAAAGTAAAAGTAAGAGTATCAAATACCTTTAACTCTAACGCTTTTATTTCTTTAAAGGCATCATAGTTAAGTTCTTGTATACCTCTTTTAGTATGAAATAAAATCTTATATCTTTCTTCGTTATTTATTAATGCATGATTTCCAGCATACATTAACATAAAGTTATTTACAATATTACTTAAAGATAAATATTGATATGATCCCAAATTTGCATTAGTAGGTAAGATTCCTCCGTTCTCGTAGTATTGATATTCAGATAAGTATGCCATTAGTTTTCTTTTTGTTCTTCCATTTGCTCCTGCTCTGCTCCAAACTGAGCCTCTTGTATGTCTCTAATTGACATGCCAGCGTACTGTAGTATTTTAAATACAAGTGATGTTTCATCATCTGGTGATAATTCAAAATCCTGAAAGTCAGCTTGACTTTGATTAAAAGCAGGGTCTCCATTAGCCACTGCTATATAAGTCCAGTTTGGATCTTTAGGATAGCGTATATATTGAGCCTGTATATCGGTAGATCCATTGAATTGTGTAGGGAAAATTGTTATAAAGTTTCCTTGTAAAGAATAGGCGGGAAATACTAATGTTGGTGAAGTTAGATTCGAACCTCTTAGCATAGTTATTTTACTATTAGTTACTTTTTCAGCTTCACCTTGTAATACACCGTTACTAAAACAAAGAACTTTATTTATTAAATAATAGTCATCAGATGTCGTTGATAGAGATGGTAAGAAATATTCATTTAATAAGTTCTGAGTTAGCGTTTTTGTTTCTGAAAACATATCGATAACCTCTTCGTATCCTTTAGTAATATTGGCATACCCCGTGCCCGAAAGGCGAGCATTTTCTTTATTTATTAATTGATTGTATTGATAGAAAT